TACGCAAAATAAATTTTTAAAAACTTAAAATTTAATAACAATGGCTTTTGATGTTTCAGCATTAGCAAATTATACCAAAGAGAATGAAGCTCTATTGGTAACTTCTTCCGTACTCGGAAGTAAAACCGCTTCTTTGATTAAATCTCAAGGAAATGTAATGGTAGGTGTAAAATCTGCCGAGACTATCAATATTATGGACACTGACGCTATCTTCCAAGCAGGTGGCTCTTGCGGTTTCAACGCAAGTGGTTCAACTACTTTCACGCAGCGTACTGTAACTGTTGGTAAGATTAAAGTAAACGAATCTCTTTGCCCTAAAGACCTTGAAGCAAAATATTTGCAGAAGGCTTTACCAGAGGGAAGCCGTTACGATTCAATCGCTTTCGCTTCTGATTACACAGACAAGAAAGCTGCTCGTATCGCTGCACAACTTGAAACTGCTATCTGGCAAGGTTCAACTGGAAGTGCTAACGTAAACTTGAATAAGTTTCAAGGTTTAGTAACTTTGGTTGGTAGTTCTGCCGTAGAAGCTAACAACGCAACTTATTATGGTGGTACTGCAACTGCAATCACAACTGCTAACGTAGTGGCTATCTTCGATGCTCTTTACAAAGCAATCCCTGCAACTGTTGTTGCAAAAGATGATATGACTATCTGGTGCGGTCAAGATGTATTCCGTACTTACACAATTGCATTGAAGAACGCTAATATGTTCAACTATGCTTTCGATGGTAAGGCTGATAGCGAGTTCTTCTTACCCGGTACTCCAATCAAAGTTGTAGCTACTCCAGGTCTAAATGGTGTAAATAAGATTTATGCTATCCGTTTGAGCAATATGTTCCTCGGTACAGACCTTTTGAATGAGGAAGAGCGTTTCGAACTTTTCTATGCTAAAGAGGCTGACCAAGTTCGTTTCGTAAGCGAGTTCAAGATGGGTGTGAATGTAGCCTTCTTGGATGAGATTGCTTCTTTCATAATCTAATTAAAAGGTGGGTAGCTTTAAGGGTTACCCACCATTAACTTTTAAAACTTAATAAAATGCCTTGTGCTTTAACTCAAGGGTACACACTCGATTGCAAAGATAGTTTAGGCGGTATCAAAGCCGTGTGGTTAATCAATCACGCAAACGTAACTGCGGTTACAGAGGCTTCTGGTATCGTTTCTGCTATTACTAAAGCAGCGAATAAAGTATTCTACAAATATGAGTTAGTTAAGAATACAGGTTCTTTGACTGAAACTGTTACCGCTTCCGTAGAGAACGGAACTGTGTTTTATGCTCAAGAACTTTCTGTTGTTCTTAATAAACTCCAAGCAAATACTCGCAATGAGATATTGCTTCTCGCTCAAGCTACTCTGATGGCAGTAGTACAAGATGCTAACGATAAATATTGGTTGTTAGGTCGTGTTTCTGGATTAGATGTAACTGGTGGAACTGCTGCAACTGGAACTGCTCAAGGAGACCGGAATGGTTATACACTAACTTTCACTGGTGGCGAAAAACAACTTGCTCCAGAGGTTGCAAGTGGTATTATCGCAGGTCTTACCGCATAAGGCTTTCGTGGTTCGTTATAGGTAGGTAGATTAGCCATCCCTTTGGGGGTGGCTTTTTCTTTATTGTAAAAATCCAACATTTATCTATTTAGTAGTATGATATATTTAACAAAGGGTTCGACAAGTCAGATTATCCTTACTTTAAAGGAGAAGCAGACCTTATCAGCACCTAATTATTTATTCGTTTTTACGCATAGGGGAAGCAATATAGAGGTCAAATTTGTGATTCTAAATGCAGCCGATACTTCTAGTTTTAAAGATAGGTTTAATCAATTTTCGATAGTTACAAATACTTATTTCGGAACGCAAGATTCTGGAGAGTGGGAATATCAAATCTACGAGCAAACTTCTACAACGAATACCAACCCTGCCAATGCTACCGGGTTAGTGGAAACTGGTATAATGAGGCTTAATGAATCTACTTCTTTTACATATACGAAACACCAACCAAATAACACATTTATAGTACGATGATGGATAATTTAGTGATATTAACATTTGCGGAAGCAAAGCAACCCGAATATCGGGAAAAGAAAGGAGTGGGATATATTGAGTTCGGAGATAAGAACGATTATCCCAATTACCTTTTAAGCCTTTACAATAAGAGTGCGAAACATAACGCTATTGTAAAAGGTAAGGTCAATTATATTACCGGTAACGGATGGGCAACAAAAGAGGAAGATGTTAAAGCCGAAGAGTTCATTAAGAATGCCAATCCTTACGAATCTCTAAATGATGTTACACGCAAAGTTTCAATAGATATTGAGGTTTTCGGTGGTGCTTACCTAGAGATTGTTTGGAGTAAGATAGGCGGTCAAATCGCTTCTATTTGCCATATAGATTACACTAAAGTACGTTCTAACAAGGATAATACTCAATATTGGATTAAAGATTGGAATGATAGAAAAGCCGAAGCGGAAGTTGTATTAGGTTACAATAAAGATTTAAGAGAAGGCAAACAAATCCTTTACATTAAGGAATACAGACCGGGATTGGATACTTATTCTTTACCCGGATACATAGGTGCGTTAAATTACATTGAAAGTGATGTAGAGGTTTCTAAGCACGTTTTAGGTAATGCACAAACTGGGTTTTCTGCAAGTAAGCTAATTACTTTGCCAAATGGAGAGCCGACACCCGATGAAAAGAGAAACATTGAAAGAAGATTTACCGAGAGGTTTAGTGGTTCTGATGGAAAGAAGTTTATACTTTCTTTCGTACAAGATATTGCAAAGAAGCCTGCGGTGGATGACTTAGGTGCAAGTGATTTAACAAAAGAAGATTTCGGAAGAGTAGATACAATGATTCAGCAAAACATTTTTGCAGGGCATCAGATAACTACTCCGTCTTTGTTTGGTATTTTGGTTGAAGGTTCTTTGGGTACTCGTTCAGAGATTAGAGATGGATACGAAGTTTTTAAGAATACTTATGTAAACGATAAGCAGCAGTATTTAGAGGCTATCTTTAATTCATTAGCTGAAATCAATGGCATAACTACTGAACTTTATATTAAGCCGGTAGAGCCTATTAACTTTGAGTTTAGCGAAAGTATTATTTCTCAATTCGCTCCTAAGGAGTGGATATTAGAAAAGATTGGTGTAGACCCTACTAAATACGAAACAGTTACTCCAGAACCAACACAAGCCTTGATAAATGAGAATTTGAAAGGTATGAAGGGTAGGGAATGGCAGAACTTCCAACGTATTATTCGTAATTACAACAAAGGAAATATAAGTCGGGAACAAGCCGTTCAAATGTTAAAGAGTGGCTACGGATTAGATGATGAAGCTATTAGCACGTGGTTAGGGGATGAAACTTACGAGCAAAGGTTTAGTGATGAAGATTCTGTTATTTCGGTTTTTAACGAATACGGAGTTTCTTCTCAAGATTTTAGTGTTGTGGCTCGTAGAAAGGTATTCCAGGGCGATTTAGAGGCTCAAGAATTGGCTTTTAGAGATGAAGTGATAGATGACACCATAGATAAGAAAATCCTTGATACAATCGCTAAAAACAAGAATATCTTACCAAAGGATATAGCTAAGGCTTTAGAGATTGAAGAAGGGGATGTAATGGATAGAATCCAAAAGTTAGTGGCTCTTGAGATTTTGGAATATAATGTGGATACACAAATCCCTAAACTTTTAAAGCCTTTAAACGAGATTTTGGACAAGCCATTAAAGACAAGTTTTTTGGTTCGTTATGAATATACGTGGGATTATTTAAGAACAACCCAAGCGGATAGGAATAAAAGCACATCAAGACCTTTTTGCCAAAAGTTGATGTCAATGAATAAGCTATATACAAGAGGCGAGATTCAATCAATTAGTGCAAGATTAGGATATGATGTATTTGCTCTCGCTGGAGGTTGGTGGACAATTCCCGACACGAATATTCATTCCCCTAAATGCAGACATACTTGGAACGCAGTTGTAGTTGTTAAAAAATAAGAAATGAGCAGGAACATACTTTTTATTTCAGTAGATACTATTAAAGACAGAACAGGACTTCACAATAATGTGGATGAAAAGTTAGTGAATCCAGAAATCTTAACCGCACAAGATATGTATATCCTTCCTGCTTTGGGAACGGCTTTATACGAAAGGTTGCAAGATGGGATTGCTAATAACAATCTGACACAAATTGAAACGAGCCTTTTAGATACTTACATAACACCGACACTCGTTTATTATGTAATGAGTGAACTTCCTATGGGATTGAGTTATCAATTCTATAATAAGGGAATGGTTCGTAAATCTGGAGAAGGGCAAGAGAATCCTTCGGCTGCGGAGATTATTGATGTAGCGGATAGATATAGAGCAAGAGCCGAGTTCTACAAACAAAGATTAGTTAAGTATTTAATTGATAGAAGTGGATTTAATACTTTTCCAGAATATAACAATCCGGGTTCTACTTACGATACGATGGTTCCCGAAAGACAAGCCTATACTACTTCGATTTGGTTGGATGATTCCGATTGTTGTAGAGGCAAGAGTTTTGAAGAAAAATATCAAGGTAATATAAATCGTTGTTGTGGCGAATAAAACCTATTCTCTTAAAAATCAAAAAAAGCTGCGGCTTTACTTACAAAAACAAGAAAATGGCACTAACATTAAACCAAGTAGTAACGCAGATAACAAATCTCGCGAACGCACACAAGCAGATAAAAAGCGTTTACTTCGGTGACTTGTCTGATTACCTATCAAGGGGAACGGAGAATATTTATCCTTCGTTATTCTTTGATTTAACAGGTGGTAATGTAGGCGAAAGAAATGTTACTTTAAATTTCTCTTTATATTTCTTTGATAGAATGCTACCAGAGGACACTAACGAGACCGAGGTATTGAGTGACCAATTAGAAATCTGCCAAGATATTATTGCTCAATTAAGGTACAATAACTTTGATTTTGATGAAGGGTTAAGTGCTACTTTGACTTTCTTTACGGAAGATACTCCGGATTTACTTGCAGGTGTAAGAGCGGATATCTCTATTGAACTTCCTTATATTGCAAATCGTTGCCAAGTTCCATCCACATACACATTCCCTGCATAATTCTATTTATTTAAAAGCGTACAATGGCTAATAAGAAAATATCGGAACTCCAAAGTAGAACCCCTGCATTAAGTGATTTAATATTAGTGGGAGACCCTTCTTCGGGTTATTCGTATAAATGTACTGTAACTGCGTTAGCGACTATCATAGAAACTGATATCGCTGATGGCTTTGTAACTATTGGAACTACTCAAACAATAAGTGGAGCAAAGACCTTTAGTAATAATTTGACTTTAACGAGTGTTGCGAATACTCCTACTGACCCCGATAAGTTCTTGACTTTAAACGCAAGTAATGTTGTTACTTATAGAACAGGGGCAGAGGTTTTAAGTGATATTGGCGGTCAAGGTACTTTAACTTTAACAACAACAGGAGTTTCTGGAGCGGCTACTCTCGTAGGAAATACATTAAATATTCCTCAATATCAAGCGGTTTTAAGTGGTACAGGTATTGTAAAAAGTACAGGCGGAACGATATCTTACTTAACGGATAATTCTACAAATTGGAATAGTGCTTACGACAATATGATTGTGAGTGCTGCGGTAACAGGAACAACAACAAAGACACTTACTTTAACGCAACAAGATTCTGGTACTATAACTGCTTCTTGGACAGATGATAATTCGGGAACAGTTACTTCGGTGGGGTTGAGTGCAGGAACAAGTGGAACTGATGTGAATGTTTCGGGAAGTCCTATTACTTCAAGTGGAACGATTACATTAAATATTCCTACTGCAAGTGCTACGAATAGAGGTGCTTTATCTTCTACCGATTGGAGTACTTTTAATAACAAGCAATCAGCGATTACTTTAACCACTACCGGAACAAGTGGTGCAGCGACTTTAGTAGGAAATACTTTAAACATTCCTCAATATACCGACCAATATGTAGGTACTGTTACTTCGGTGGCTATGACTGTACCTACCGGATTGACTGTATCTGGAACTCCTATTACTTCAAGCGGTACGTTAGCGGTTAGTTTACAAAGCGGATATTCTATTCCTACTACGGCAAGTCAAGCTAATTGGGATTCGGCTTATAATGATAAAATTAATAGTGCAGCCGTAACCGGAACTACTACTAAAACTTTGACTTTAACGCAACAAGATGGCGGAACTGTAACTGCTTCTTGGACTGACGATAATACCGATGCCGTAACTTCCGTATTCGGAAGAACCGGAGCGGTTGTAGCAACGGAAGGAGATTATTCTTTGACTCAATTAAGTGATGTAACAATTACTTCTCCTTCTAACGGACAAGTTTTAAAATATAACGGAACAACGTGGGTAAATGATACCGATGCGAATACCGGTACAGTAACTTCGGTTGGTCTTTCTGCTCCTACTGGATTTTCGGTAACTAACTCTCCAGTAACTTCTTCGGGTACTTTAACCTTATCTTTTGCGAGTGGTTATTCTTTACCGACAACCGCTTCTCAAACAAACTGGGATACGGCGTATACGAATAGAATTACGAGCTTAACCACTACCGGTTCAAGTGGTGCAGCTACTTTAGTTTCTAATACATTAAACATTCCTAACTATACATTGGCTGGATTAGGTGGTGTTTCCGGAAGTGGTACTACCAACTATATCCCCAAGTTTACAAGTTCAAGTGCAATAGGAAATAGTGTTATAAGTCAAGATGGAAGCAATAATGTTTTAATTGGTACAAATGTATCAGGTTACGGAACTTTAAATTTAGAACGTAATACTTCCGCACCTTATGCAACCTTAACACTAACAGACAATGCAACACCTGCAAATGCTGTTGGTATTTATTTAAGAGCAAATGGTACAAGTCCTGCTGGGTTGTCAAGTGCAGGCGCACCTATTGCTTTTTATTTAGGAGGCCCAGGAACAAGTGAGGCTATGCGTCTTACCTCTACTGGCTTGGGTATTGGTACTTCTTCCCCAGCAGAAAAATTAGATGTATATGATAATAGTGCATCAAATGTTTCAATAAAAGTTGGGAACACAAGCGGTGCTTTACAATTATTGCAAGGCAATGGTGCTGCTTATTTATATACCGCTACAAATCAGCCACTCATCTTTAGCAATAACAATAGCGAGAAGATGCGATTAGATGCCTCTGGTAATTTAGGACTTTCAGTAACCCCTTCTGCGTGGAGTTTGGGTAATGCTATTGATATTTCAGGTGGAGTGGGAATACTTGGGTATAATAATGCAACACAAATAACTAATAATGCTTATTATAATGGGGGATGGAAATATAAGGCTACAAGTGCTGCATCTAATTTTGTTTTAAATAATGATGGTTCATATCAGTTTAATATTGCTCCTTCAGGCACAGCAGGTAATGCCATATCCTTTACACAAGCTATGACCTTGGATGCTTCGGGAAATCTTGGCATTGGATTAACAAGTAGTTTCAGAGGTAAAATTGATGTCGGTGGTTTAGCGGTTGTAGGAAATGGTACTTCGGGAGTTTCTACTGAAGGAATAAGATTTTCAAGAAGTGGAGATGATTTTAGATATCAATCTATTTTTACTACAAGCGGGGGAAGTGCTGCTGCTAACTTAATGCAGTTTAATTTACACAATAACTCTACCGCGACTTCCCAAACAACGGTAATGACTTTAAATGGGGCAGGCAATGTAGGGATTGGTACTACAAGTCCTTCAGAGAAATTTACTGTCTCTGGTACATCAACAAGAGCAATGGTTGAAGCAACATCAGCCGCTGCAAATGCTGATATTAGATATAAGTCAACAAATGCCGATTGGGTTGTGGGTGTAAATTCTGTATCTGGTTCTGGAGAATTTACTTGGTATAGTATTACAAATAGCACAGAAAGAATGAGGCTTACATCTACGGGGGAACTCTTAATAAACACAACCTCTGATGCCGGAGACTATAAGCTACAAGTGAATGGGAATAGTTACACAAACGGAATCTTGCAAATAAATGGTAGCGGAACATTTACTACAACTTCTTATGGGTTGTCATTATTTGGACAAAGTTATGAATACAAAATAGGTTTTGATAGTCAAGGAGGAACAAAAGGTTATATAAGACACAACATAGTAAATGGAGGGGCAAATGATACTTGGGGACATATATTTAGCACATCTGCAAGTGGTACTCCCAATACATTTACTAATTTAATGTTTGTTGGTGCTTCGGGCAATGTAGGTATAGGTACTACTTCCCCTAACTCATTACTTCACGTTGCAGGCTCATTACGTTTGCCATTAGTAACAAAATCAGCTACTTACACCTTAGACGCTACGGATTATACAGTAGGCTTTGATTGTACAGGTGCAAATAGAACAGCAAATCTTCCCGATGCAACCACTTGTAGTGGAAGGATTTATGTAATTTATCAGTTTGGTGGTGGCTCTACTTATGGGGTTACAATAGATGGTAATTCATCACAAACTATTAATGGTTCAGCCACTTATGTACTACAAGGCTATTGTGATTATAGTTCAGTAATGATACAATCAGATGGCTCTAACTGGGTAGTAATTTCAGATGCTTTACAAACAGGATGTTTATAAACTAAAAACAAATAAAAATGGCAATTAATTATTCATGGGTAATATCCCAGTTAGAATGTAAAATCCAAGAAGGAGATTTACAAGAGGTAGTTTATACAATTCACTACCGCAGACAAGCAACCGAAGTAGATGGAGATAAAACCTACTTGGCAGAAACTTATTCAACAGTTAGCGTACCTGCTCCAGACCCTTCAGATTTTACCCCTTACGAGGACTTAACAAAAGCACAAGTTGAAGGTTGGTTAGATGAACTTCTTCCTGTTTCTGATATTGATGCAAGTTTAGATGCTCAAATCGAACTTCAGAAAAACCCAACAACAAACACTCCTGCTCTACCTTGGAGTGAAAATAGTAATCAATAATCTATTTAAAATAAAACCTATATGAATTTAAAACTGCACGAAGTACTATCTCTTTATTACGAACTTAACGGAGTAACCAAACAAGGGCAAGAAGCAGAAGTTATTACTCAAGGAATGCTGAAACAGAAAATGTCTCTAAAGACAAAGGTTTACCTTCAGCGACTAAACAAAGTAGTCAGCGAAGAGGTTAAACTTTATGAAGAGGCAAAGCAAGAACTTTGGAAAAAGTGGGGAGATGAAAAGGATGGAATGATTGAAATTCCTGCCGAAAAGGTCGCTGACTTTAACAAAGAACTTCAAGATTTGCTAACCGCAGAAAAGGAGATTAATGTTTCTGAACTATGGGGAGCGGATTTAAAGGTAGAGCATTTAGAAAGTATTGAAACTGATGAATTTTACCCTGCATTATTTACGCTCATAGATAACAAATGACCGATTTAGTTTTATTTCTCGTAGGACAAGCAATAGCCATTTTAATAGGCTTAATAAGTATTTATGTAAAAGTTTCTCTTAAACTCAAAGAGTT